GCATACTCTTTTTTAGCTTCTTCAAAATCAGTTGAAATCTTACCATCAACCATATCTTTTACAAAACCTAAAGTAGCTGCATTAGCATATAAGTCACCACATCTTGCAGTTACTTCTTTTTTAAGACCATCATAAATAATACTACCAGTAACATGACCTAACGTATCTAACATATCAGCTGGTACGTCTATATTCATAGTTGAATAAACAAAATCTCTATGAGAAGCTGGAAAATCATGAGGTATACTTTCATCTTTTATATAAACAGATTCAAATGGCGGCTCTATATTATTCCAAAGTAGCATACTTTCAGTTACCTCATCAGGTTCACCAAATTGCTTAATTAATTTTATTGCATATTTTTGAGCGTCATCATGCTTCCACCCTTTAAGTGACTCAATAGCTTTGTTTTCTTCAAAATATTCTCTAAATGTTTTCATTTTTTTGTACTTGTTTGACCTCCACTAAAGTTAGCACGACTAAACTCTAATCTATCTACAAGCTTTACAGCATCACCAGCTTTAGATACACTTACGTAACCTTCTGGTGAAGTTACTTTTAATGTACCATCTTCTGCATCTAAGAAATGCTTAGTATTATATACAGCATTATTATACTTGTTAATAAAGATTTGTTTAGCTTGTGAAAGTAATTTACTTACCTTAAAAATATTTACTATATCATCTTTTTGCTGATTGAATTCAGCCATTTTCTTCTTAAAACTTTCTTCTACTTTAAGTTTTCCAGCTTTAGACTTTCTCTTTTCAATCTCTTTAGTCATTCTACCTTTGAACCAATCAACAAAGTTATTAAATGAAACTTCAGGGTCTTCTAAAAACATACCCTTTTGAATCTCAGAATTAGCGTAAATGTTTAGTAAATCTAAAGGTAAATCTCTATAATCAACTTTTATTGAATCTGCTGTCTTTACATAATCTCTTACTTGTTTTGCTTCATCTGTCGTAAGTGTAACTGTTCCAGTAGAATCAGTAAATATAGCATCATCAACCCATACACCTGGTACCTTTTTAAGTCCTTTTACATTAATACCATATTGTGGAGGACTATTTAAGTCAGCATATCCTGTATGAAATACAATACCAAATACCGAATTAGCTATTTCACGACCTAATTTAGAATCTTTCTCTACAGCATACTTAATAGTGTTTGGTTTAAATGTAAAATGATCTACTCCATCAATAACTTCCTTGTTAACAGATGAAGAATCAAACATAAAATCACCTTGAAGTATACCTTTAATACCAAGCTTAGGAAGATACTTAAGAGCTTTCTTTAATTTATCTGCTAAACCAGGAGCATGACCATGATTCATCTCAACGTCGTTATCTGTATAATTAATTTTAGGCTCTCTATTGAATATAGATTTAGTACCTACAAAAAATTTACCAGTCTCTGGATGCTTACCAGCAAAAATAGCAGGAGCGCCATCCCATTTAACTGATGTATTTACTTTTCTTTTACTCTTACCCTGTAAATGTGAAAGCAAATCGGTTATAAAACCTCTTGCAGTCTTATAGCCGCCTTCTCCCTTAGTAAGGATAAGCTCTTCTAAATGTGTAAGGTGAGTATTAGCCTTAGCTTCGTTTAAAAGCTCGTATTGTTCGAAATATAGTTTAAAGCTTTTCATTTAAAAATGTATATAAAGTTTGGATATAAGGTGTTTCTAGAAAAACTATCAGATTTTAAAATATTTTGATCTATTAAACCCCCATCTTTTAAAACATCATCTTTAGTAAATAGAGCGTAATTTAAACTTTTCTTATCAATAAAAATATATAAATCAGTATCATATTTAGATGAATAGTAATCAAAATTAATTTTACCTAAAGCTTTTCTAATAGCTCCTGGTAGAATTCGTCTACCTTGCCTTGTACCTAAGTCGTTAAAATCAGTAGAATTGTTTAAATAATTTAAATCAGCTCCAGGGTAAGCTGTTTTTAAAGTTTCATGTAATCTAGGAATAAACTCTTTTTCTTTTCCTTCTTGCTTATAAGCGTTATATAAAGAACTTATAAGTTTCTCTAAAGAAACTACATTATCGAGATCAAGTTTCTTATCTAACCCTTCCTCAACTTGATTAACAGAAAAAGCTACTCCTCCTCTACCAGGTTGTTGACCAAATCTACCTCCTTGACCTTTAACTTCAAGCTTTTGATCACCTAACATTAAATCACCCCCAATAGTTGAATTAGATACATCATTAAACGTTAACGCGAGTAAAATTTCTCCAGGTCCTACATTGCTACCACCTTTATCAATAGGTGTAAATCTTGCTAAGCGCTCTGCCATCTTTGTATCTAAACCCACTTTAGAAGATATGTTAATAATATTACCTAATTTATTTTTTTCTAGTGAAGGTTTATCTTGACCAATATATTCTTCAAAAGCACCATCATCAAGTAAGTCTACCAAAACTCTATAATCATCTTCACCTTTAAAGGAATCTGTAGTATAAGATTTTTTAGTTAAATAATCTTCTATTTCATCTTTAGCATTTCCGTCTGACGCTAATCTAGTAATTTTTTTAAAGTTATCATCTGAAACATCTCCAATATGATTATAACCTTCTTCTCCTTTAGTATATAAACCTACATTCTCTCCTATAACACGTAAATGTTTACGAGGAGGTATATTACCTTTAACTTGTTCTTTATAAATCTTTTCTAATTCCCACTGCATAATATTAATTGTCTAAAAGTTCATCTTCTAAGGGTTCATCTGAAAACTGAAGTAATCTTTCAATAGTTTCAATTACTTTCATTGGTTCAGTATCATTAAATTGTTTATTAACTGTACTAGCTATATGAGCATCTTGTGAAGTTGGTTTATATCTAAACGCATCAGCTAATATTTGAGCTAAATATATCTCCGATTCAGGTGTAATGCCACCTAAACCAGGTCCTCTAGTATATACTGCTCTTAAACCAACAGGTAATCTTGAAATAACACTCTTTATTACAGAACGAGGATTAATATCTTTAGTTGGAGGAGCTTGATTATGTGTACCAACCTTTTTTATTTCTAATTCCTCTACAGTTTCAGCTTCTTGATCAGTAGGTAAATAAGCGAAAGCTGAGGCAATCAACTCTGCGATAGATTGTTCGCCAGGAGAAGGTTCAGACTTATCAACCTCAGCATCTATTTTTACATCCTCTACTTCAGTATCATCCTGCTCAAGTATACGCATGTAACTTTCTATTAATTTTAAAGTTTTCACGATGTTTCTATTTCTTGCGTTTCTTTTTCAAAGTCCATTAACTTTTTATCTAAAGCATCTTTTCTATCTTTTAAAGCCTTAGCATATCTTTGATCAGTTTTTGCTTTACTTTCAAATTCTTTATTGAGCATTTCATTATCCTCTGGACGTTGAACATCTTTAACCTCTAGTTCAACAACTCGACCATCATCTAATCTTACTCGTAATATATCTTGAAAAGCTATTCCATGTGCTTCGATTTTATTTTTTAGTAAAAGCCGCTGCAAAGATCTTTTAGCATTAGTAAGTTCATCAATGTCTTTTTCTGGTCTATTATCTTCAACCAAATTCAAAAATTTACTCATGTATATATTTATGGAAGTAACGAGAGTTTTATATTTATATTAGATAGAAACTCTTTTTCTATTTGTTGTAATTCATATCTACGAAGAAATAATCTAAACTTATAGAAAGAAACTGCTGATGTATCCTTCTTAGCAAATGAAATGTAATCTCTTTCTTCTAGAAATGTACTAAAACTACCTTCATTGTAAGTGATATTAGTAGGTAAAGCATTAAAAATACGTTTTATAAGCGTATGTTCAATAGATTTACCGTTAGTTTTGTAGTAAAACCATTTTTTATTATTAGTTTTTTTACAAACTTTAACTAACTCTTTTATAATAAAGTGAATACCAAGCTTATTCTTATCTTTTCTTGTTAATTTTAGCTCATTTTCAGTAATATACAACAAATATTGGTTAAAAGACCTCGCTAGACACTTATTAAGATCAATAAACTCAAAACCACGTACAGGATCACTTACGGCCTCCGATTCTAACATTGATGATTCCGTTATAGTAGTCATTACGTAGCAATACTTCTTCTTTAAATTGTAATCTAGCTTCGTAATAACTCAACTCCCACTTAGAATCACACCATCTAAGTATTTCAAACTTAAAATTATCCTTTCCTAACTGTTCTAAGTCTTTATTAAGTTCATTTGATGAAGAAGTGTAGGTTTTCCAATCTGTTTCTATTTTTTCGTGACGTTTATTCTTTTTACCTTTCAAAGGAGGTCGTTTTTTTATTGATTGACACTGCTTCTTACCAATATATTTTTTATCATTAGTAAGATTAGTTATCTTATAAATGAAACCATAAGGTAGGTCCACATTTTCCTCTAGAACCCCCTCCCAATGACCTAAATCTACCACTTTCTACAAGACCAATACCTAGCTTTAGTCTTTGGACCAGGATTATCACAATTATGTCTAGCTCTAAATGATTTACGAGCTTTTGGATTACTTTTACGAATCTTCATCGTCTTTTCACCCTTTCTTTTAGCAGATGTACCTCCATGACCGAAGTTTACCTTTTTAACGTTACTCTATATTCTGCATCCTCTTCAGGCGACTCTTCATCTGATATAGCTCTATGTATTTGATTAGCTATTTGTTTATGTCTCTCTTTAGATAGACTAGGATTTTGATAATATACTTTCATATAAATACCATTCTTTGTAAATCTTTTACCCTTCTCGACTTTTACTTTATAATCTTTACCTCTATAAATTTTTACCTTATCAGATTTTTTCTTTTCATTATCCTCTTTAGGTGATTCTTCCATTTCACCATGGGTCTTTTTCGAAGGTGCACTAGGAGGACGAGTCCGTCTGTATCTACCCCCCGAACCATCCCTAGCTGCATCTACATTACTAGGAGCTCCACCTCTTTCCATATCAAATGATTTACCTTTTGGAGCTTTAGAAGTACCCTTTTCCCAATTTTCTTCTATTATACGCTTTACTAAGTCATCGAATTTCATAACAATATTTATTCTAACAATGATAATTTAAATAGCGCTGTAAAGCCTTTGCATAATGTGTACCTTTATTTTTTAATTTACTTTTAGCACCTCTTACCTTACTACATGATAAGCTACCTAAACGCTTTTTAAGTATACCGGGCTTTACGGGCTTATGTATATTTTTCTTTTCAGCATCTTCTTCTCTCATACGTTTAGTCTTACGCTTACTAGCTTCTTTTTTCTTTGTAATGTATTCAAAAGCAGCAGCTAAACTTTTTTTCTTTTGTGGATCTTTTACTCTACCACGAGCTGCTCTTACTCTTTGATGTATCAAATTAATTATTTGTGACTGTCTTGCATGAGACTTACTCTTAAACGAAGATTTGTTAAGAGTCTCTCTTATATCCCCCACTGTACTATATTTTACACTTACTGTATCCTTAGGATTTTCATCAGTATATAATCTTCTACTTGAACCCTTTGGTTTTTTACCAGTACCTTTTTTAGGCTCTTCAGCATTTTCACTCTTTTTCTTCCAATTAACTCTCTTTGAGCTTTTCTTTTTATACATTTTACCCTTTATCTTATTACATGCAGCTTTAGTAGGTCTGCAAGCAGGGTAACTACCTCCTGATTTTTTAGACTTACGTCCACAAGGTCCTCCTGTCTTACAATTTATCCAACCCTTAAACTTTTTACCAGTCTTAGGATCAGTCCCACCTCTCTTAAACCATTGACGAAGAGAGTCGCTAGCTTCGAGTAGTTCTTTTTGGGTCATTTTTTCTTCTTCCAAATTTTACCTTGTCTACATCTTACAATGGCCCCAGACTTGTAAGCTGATGTCTTTTTACCATAAACTGAATCTGCTCTACGCTTACATCTATCAGCTTTTTTCTTTTCTGCATCTTCCTCAGGCACCTCTTCTTCTTTATCTTTCTTTTTAAATTTTTTAACTACACTATCTACAGCTGCAGCAGCTATATCATCTACAGGAGAAGCCATAGCTAACTCCCCGGCTTTTTTAACAGCACTTTTTACTTTAGGAGCTACCACTCTAGCTCCCCTTGATAAAGCTTTACCAGTAGCAGCAACACCTCTACCAGCTGCTGCAGCACCTCTAGCAAGACCTAATACTACTGGAGCAATTTCACTCACCACTTCATTTTCTTCATTCTCACCAGTTAAATATACTCCATCTAAACCGTCTTTTTCCTTCTTCTTTTTCTTTTTCTTACTTCCAACTGTACCAGCTCTTGATACGACCTTTCCTAATACTTTAGGTCTCCTAGCGTCTCCTGGTGCATAAACATCATCATTAGAAGATATTCTACCTGCTGCAGGATCGTATACGGCTGCTGTATCTCCTAAAGCTCCACCACCACCAGCAATATTGTTTTCCAGTAACTTATAAAAGATCTTTTCAAATTTACCCATTGATTCCATTCTATATATATTTATAATATATGGATGGAATTGCTAAAAAAGTATATTGAAGAAATTACTAAAGATTTATATTTAGATGATTTCAATATTAAAGAATCTCAAATGAGATTACCAGCTAAGAAGCATTTCTGGGTAGCAAGGCTTATGGATGCAAAAATTAACCGTAACTCTTTGTTAAGAAAAAAGAAACAACTTAAAAAAGAAGTAGTTAAAAAGGTTATTGCCGATTCACCAGTAAAGATTAGTCAATCTGCTGCTGAATCAGCAGCTGAAAGACATGATTCAATTGGTAAAATTAATGATTCAATACATGAACAAGATTCTATTATCGAATACTTAGAAAAGGTAGAGAAGATTATGGGTCAAATGCATTGGGAGATTAAAAATATTATTGATATTAATAAAATGGAGCAACTCTAATGTTAACCTTTGATTATAATACAAGCAATAGAAAGATTCAGATAAGAACTGAAGATAGTTCTTTATTTGA